CAGTGGATAGTGGTTCTGCTATATATCACGACACACAAGATGAAAGATGGGCAGTTGCTAAAGGAGTTGCATCAGATGGTACTGCTGTAACACCAACATCTTACGTAACCACAACAACCACAGCAAATCATAACCCAAATACGGATTCTGGATCATATGGTTCGGGTGAAATGTGGATAAATACTACAGATGAAGAAATTTGGGTAAGAACAGGATAAAGAAAAATGAAATTTTTGATATTTATTAAACAGAAAACTTATTGGCCTATCCTAAATGGGATAGGAAGTGGGCTCACAAAGAGTTACCAACCGTAGGGAGATATATTAAATGCCAAGTTGGAAAAAAGTCATAACATCTGGTAGTGAGGCAAGTCTGTCATCACTTTATACTTCAGGTAACATAACGGGAAGTAATTTACATATTACTGGTACTATTAGTGGGTCAACTATAAGTGGATCCTTTATTGGAGATGGTACTAATCTTACAGGGGTCGCTGATGCAGTAGAAATTAGTGGATCTTGGAGAGGTGCACTTTCTGGAAGCTTAAATATAATAAGTGGTTCAGAAACATCAACAGGTTCATTTGGTAGGGTAGTAGCAACAACTGGTTCATATGGTAGGGTAGAAGCAACAAATTATAGTGGAGATGGTAGTACATTAGATAATGTGTTATCATTTGATGTAATAGAAAATGGTGTTGCAGTAACTTCTGATGGAAGTGCTACCTTAGATATAACAAATATCGTTTTTGTAACTACTAACGCTGGTGAAGTGATAACTTATCAATAAAAATGAGATAAAAATATGATATACAAATATTTATTCAATATGAGGAAATTTAATGGCTAAACTACATAGTGCGTTAACCAACGCAGAACTACATAATCCGAAAGGTATAACCTCTAATTCAACTGCCTCAATAATGGAGTTGAATCAAGCACAATCTGCAATTAGTTCAAGTGCAGATTTTGTACCTACAACCAATGAAACTTATGATTTAGGTAGTGCCACACAAGCTTGGAAAGAAATATTTGTTTCTACCTCATCTATTAATTTTGTAGATCCATCAGGTAATACAGTACAAACAATAAAAGCAACTACAGACGGAGTAACATTTTCAAGTGGTTCTGGAGCAGTTGCTAATATTAGTGGTTCAATTATATCAGGTTCAGCACTACATATACAAGGTAATGCTAAAGTAACTGGTGATTTAACACTTGGTGGTCAAATAACTATGGGTGATGCAGATACTGATGATGTAGTTTTTGAAGCTGAAGTTTCGTCCTCATTAATCCCAAATGATAATAACGCATTTGATTTAGGTACTGCAGCTAAACAATGGAAAAACATTTATTCAGCTGGTACTATTAGTGGTTCAACGGTTACTGGTACAACTATCGGACAAAATAGAACCGATGGTGTAAAAACAATTACAATAGAAGCAAACTCTACAGTCAATCAAGATTTAACAACTGATGCTTCACCAACATTTGCAGGAACTACAAATGGTAATGTTCAAGTAGGTGTTACTGGTGATAATGAAATAGATACATCAGGTGGAAACCTTACTATAGATAGTGCAGGTGGAACAACCACTATTGATGATATTTTATCAGTAGCTGGAGCAGCCACATTTGATAGTACATTACATGCAGCAGATATATTAACTGATGGAACTATAAGTGGTAGTGATAATGCATTTATTGGTCAATACGGAGTTTCTTATGTAAGTGCATCGAAGGGTAGTTTACAAGCCACAAATTATATTAGTGGTTCGGATATTAAAGGTGTAAGTGGAGATTTAGGTTCACTTAGTGTTGGAAATGTAACTTCGACTGGAACAGTTAGTGGTTCTGCAGTTTATGGAACTTTGATTGGTCAAAATAGAGTTGATGGTGTAAAAACTATAACCATAGAATCTAATTCGACTATAGACCAAGACGTTACACAGGATGCAAATGTAACATTTAATCATGTGACATCTACTGGAACAGTATCGGGTTCAGCAGTTCATGGTACTGAAATAGGTCAAACAAGAGTTGATGGTGTAAAAACACTTACCATTGAATCCAACTCAACTGTAAACCAAGATTTAACTTCTGATGCTAATGTAACATTCGGAACTATTGCAAGTGTAGGAAATATTAACTCAACTGGTAATATTTCTGGTTCAACTGTATATGGTACTACAATAGGTCAAACACGAGTTGATGGTTTGAAAACTATAACCATTGAAGCAAATTCAATTATAAATCAAGATTTATCAACCGACGCTGATGCTACATTGGGTACGTTAGGTGTTGGTAATATTACTTCTACGGGAGTAGTAAAGACATCAGGAATAATTAGTGGTAGTGATGAAGCTTTCTTTGGACAATATGGAGTTTCATATGTAAGTGCATCAAATGGTAGTTTACAAGCCACAAACTATATAAGTGGTTCTCATGTAAGAGCAAGTGATATCCAAGTTGGTAAGACAGCAGCTAATGAAATTGATACTGCACAGGGTAATTTGATTTTAGATTCCGCAGGTGGAACTGTACAAATTACTGATACATTAGATGTTGATGGAGATATCTCATTAGTAACACAAGCTACCGATATAGATTTAGTAGATGATAATACTTCAGCACTTTCATTTGATGCTAGTGGTAAAGCTGGTATATTAGAAGTTGATACTACTGATGGTTCTGAAAAAGTAAAGATGAGTGGTGGATTAGATGTAACTGGAACTCTATCAGGAGCCACAATAAGTGGTTCATCAATAGATGGTACAGCTATACGACATAATACAGCAACAGGTTTACATTCTCTTGTATTGAATGAAAATCTTACTGTTAGTGATGGTCAAAATGTGGTATTAGCAGCTGCAGGACAAGCAAATACATTTACAATGAATGAATCACTTACAGTTGGTGATGGAAATAGTGGAACGATAACTTATAGTGGAGCATCAAAAACATTAACAGTAGAAGATAGTGCTACCGTAGACCAAGATTTAACAAAAGATGCAAATGTACAGTTTAATAGTTTGGTTCTTGATGGTGATTTAACTGCACAGAGAATTATTGTAAGTTCATCTGTTTCTAATGTTACTCAAAGTTTTTCAAGTGGTTCAACTATTTTTGGTGATACTTTCGCAGATGATACCCATCAGTTTACTGGAAGTGCATATATGGGAAATCTTGAAGTATCAGGAACTTTATCAGCAAATGCAGATAGTCTTTATAATATAGGTGCAAGTGGAACACAATTTGCAAATGTATTTACAGATAATTTAACCTTAGATGGTCAAGGTAGAGTAGATTTAGATGATGATTTAGATACATCAATTCGAGCATCAGCAGATGACGTTATAACGTTTGAAGCAGCTGGTACAGACCAATTACATATCAAAGATGGAACTATTGAACCAGAAACAAATGATGATATAGCACTTGGTACTACTTCAAAAATGTTTAGTGATTTATTCTTAGGTAATGGTGGAGTAGTCAATTGGAATAATGGTAATATGACATTAGAACACTCAGCAGGAGTAATTAATGTTGTTGGTGGAAATTTTCAAGTAGGTGGAATACTTAGTGGTAGTTCAGATGCGTTCTTCGGACAATATGGTGTAAGTTATGTAAGTGCATCAAATGGTAGTTTACAAGCAACTAATTATGTGAGTGGTTCTGAAATAAAATCACCTACAGGAACATTAGGTTCTCTTAGTGTTGGTAATGTAACATCTACAGGAACAGTTAGTGGTTCTGCAGTTTATGGTACTACTATAGGACAAAATAGAACTGATGGATTGAAAACTATTACGATAGAAGCAAATTCTACAGTCAACCAAGATTTAACATCAGATGCTACTGTAACATTTGGTAGTGTAAAGTCCGCAGGTATAATAAGTGGTAGTACAGAAGCCTTCATTGGACAATATGGTGTAAGTTATGTAAGTGCATCTGCTGGAAGTATTCAAGCAACCAATTATGTAAGTGGTTCAGAAATAAAGGCACCTACAGGATCCTTTGGAACAGTTGATATTGATTCAGGAACAATCACAGGAATTACAGATTTAGCTGTAGCCGATGGTGGAACAGGAGCAAGTTCATTAACTGATGGTGGTGTTCTACTTGGTAGTGGAACAGGGGCAATTACAGCAATGTCAGCACTTGGTGATGGTGAAATGATTGTAGGTGATGGAAGTACAGATCCAGTAGCAGAAAGTGGAGCAACACTTAGAACTTCAATTGGAGTTGGAACGGGTGATTCACCACAATTTACAGACTTAACATTAACTGGTGGAGATATTACTCTAACTAACGCAGCAACTGATATAGATTTGAAAGACAATACTACTTCAGCTCTTACGTTTGACGCGGGAGTTGGTGGAACATCAGTATTATCTATTCACACTAATAATTCAGCCGAAGCGGTTGAGGTTCAAGGTGTATTGAAAACATCAGGTATATTAAGTGGTAGTTCAGACGCATACTTTGGACAGTATGGTGTGAATTATGTAAGTGCATCCGCAGGTAATATACAAGCCACAGGATATGTGAGTGGTTCTACTGGAAGATTTACTACACTTGATGCATCGGCAGTTACTGATGGATTAGCAGCAGTCATAGTGGCAGAAATTGATAATGATGAAATTCCAATAGCAAAACTTGCAGAAGATGCCGTAACCATAACTGCTGGAGATGGATTAAAAACTGGTGGTTCTGTAACACTTGGTGGTAGTGTTACTGTAGATGTGGATGTTAGTGATTTCGCAGGAGATGGTTTAAGAGATGAGGGTTCAGAAAATTTAGCAGTAGATGTTAGTGATTTCGCAGGAACTGGTTTAGAAGATGATGGTTCAGAAAATTTAAGATTAGCCTCACAAGGAACTGGTATAGCTGGTGGTGGTGGTTCTACATTAAGTGTAGCAGCAGCACAAACATCAATAGAATCGATTTATAATAGTTCACTTAAATTGGGAGCAGCATCAGATGATGAATATATAGATTTTGGTACTGATGCTATGATAAAATTTGCTATTGATAATGTTGAAGATTTCAGAATGGCAGATGGTGGTACATTCCACGCTAACGCTGACGTAATTGCTTATTCTTCAACTATATCTTCTGATGAGAAACTTAAAACTAACATTGAAGATACAAAATATGGTTTAGATGATGTGATGAAACTTCGTGGTGTAGACTTCAATTGGAAAGAAAAGTTTGAAGGTAAAAAGGATGTTGGATTTATTGCACAAGAAGTTCAAGAAGTTTTACCCGAATTGGTAAAAGAAGTTGATTCTATAGGAGAAGATGATGGAGATACACATTTAACTGTAGATTACGCAAAAGTCGTACCAGTATTGGTAGAGTCAATTAAGGAATTGAAAAAAGAAGTAGATTCACTAAAAGTTTTAACAGAAGTCGAGGAATTAAAAGACTAATTTGAACAATTAATATTATATTTATTATAGATATAAAAATGGAGTTATAAATATGCCAAAAACAAAAACAGTTCAATTTGAAGAGAGTGATGTTAAATTGATTGAAACTATGCAACAAGATTATGTAAAATTACAAAGTGCAATCGGTACAGTCTATTTAAGAAAACATCAAGTATCTCAACAACTTGAAGAATTAGAAAAACAATTATTAGAATTGGAAGTAAATTTCACTCAAATGAGAGAAAATGAACAAAAAATCTTACAATCCTTAGAAGATAAGTACGGAAAAGGTATGGTTGACATTTCTACGGGTACGTTTACACCAAATTCTTAATTTTTTTCACAAAAAACCGTAAGTATATGTATTTTGGGAATTTACATTGATACTTATAAGAAGTAATAGAAGTTATATTAGAGTAATCTATATTAAAAATTTAACAGGAGAATAACACATGGCGGAAAGAATTGTAAGTCCAGGTGTATTTACAAGAGAAAAGGATGTTTCATTTCTACCACAAGGAATTGGTGAAATAGGTGCAGCAATTATTGGCCCAACTAAGAAAGGCCCTGCGTTTGTTCCAACTACAATCACAAGTTTCTCAGAATTTGAAAATACTTTTGGAGGGTATGATACACAATATTATGTACCATATACGGTAAGGGAATACCTTGATAATGGTGCACCATCAGTAACAATAGTAAGAGTTTTAGGAATAGGTGGATATCAATCAGATTCTATTTATTTGAGAATTTCTTCATCAGCCGGAGGTGGAGAATATGGAACAGCAGCAGTATTAAAACCTTCAAGAAAAAATCCTACATTTTCAGCAAGTGGCCCATCAAGTGCATCTGTCGCAGCGATAGGTGATAATCACAGTTGGTCTGCATTTGCTTTAACTGTTGGAAGTAATACATATACTGCATCATTCGATACAGGTTCATCAAACTATATTACAAAAATATTTAGTGAAGATCCAATGACTACTGCAACAGATGTTTATGTTTATAAAAACTTTGAACATTTTCAAGTATCAAAAGGGTTTTCAAGTTCAAATGCATCAGCATCAGCAGCAAGTTCAAGTGGAGAAGATTTCACAACTGATTATAGTTATGGATACACACCTATGATTCTTAGTCAAGCAGTCAATGGTACAGAAAAGAATTTGTTTAGAGTGAGAACTCGTTCACATGGTACTGAAATTAATTCGAAATATAAAATAGCTATTGCAGATTTGAAACGTGGTAGTGATGTGGCTGGTAGTGATTATGGTACATTCTCATTACGAGTATTGAAAAATAATCCAAAAGAAAATGATGATAATGAAATCATAGAAGAATTTACTAATTTGAATCTTGATGAAGAGTCAAAAAACTATGTAGCACGTCAAATCGGTGATAGACACGTGACTATAGATTCAAACGGTAAATTAACTTATCATGGTGATTGGCCAAATAAATCAACTCATATTTATCTTGCAGATTACGCAGATAATTTGAAAGGTATTGATTCAGATATATTACCTCATGGATTTGCAGCAGCATATATTCCAGTAGCAGATGCAACTTATTGTCCAAGTGCAAGTTTCAAAACTGCACAAACTAATAAACAAGGTGTATTTGATTCAAGTGTTTATTATGGTTGGGATTTTGATAATGATACTAATAGAGAATATTTATCACCATTACCACAATCGTCAGCTTCTGGTAATAATGTAATTTTCAATTTGGAAGATATGTCAGGACACGCAGATGCCTCTACAATAGGTGCAGACACTTATTCAAATGCATCACAGGCAATTACACTTACATTATCAGCTCAAGCTCAAAGAAAATATGCAGTACCATTTCAAGGTGGATTTGATGGAACTAATCCAACTACATTGAAAGCAACTGGTAATGATATATCAACTACAAACACACAAGGATTTGATATTTCAGATTCAAATGCAAGTGGTTCAGTAGCATATAAAAGAGCTATTAACGCAGTAAGTAATCCAGATGAGTTTGATATCAATTTATTGGTAACACCTGGTGTTATCCATGAATATCACTCACAAGTAACTAATCACTCTATAACTAAGATGGAAGATAGAGCAGACGCTTTCTATGTTATGGATGGTTCAAGATGGGGTCGTTCAATAACAAATGCAGTAAGTGATGTTAAGGGATTAGATACGAATTACGCAGGTACTTATTATCCCTGGGTTAAAATACTCGATCCTGATTTAGAAAAACCTGTTTGGGTTCCGCCATCAGTAGTGATACCTGGTGTCATAGCTAATACAGATACCGTAGCACACGAATGGTTCGCACCAGCTGGTCTGAATCGTGGTGGATTAGGAAGTGTAATTGAAGCAAAAACAAGACTAACACACAAAGAACGAGATGATTTGTATGAAGGTCGTGTTAATCCAATTGCATCATTCCCACAACAAGGTGTAGTGGTGTTTGGACAGAAAACATTACAAGGGAAACCATCAGCACTTGATAGAATCAATGTACGAAGATTGTTAATCAGACTTCGTAAGTTTATTGCAAGTTCTTCAAAGTACTTGGTATTTGAACAAAACACAGCAGCAACAAGAAATCGTTTCTTGGGTATTGTGAATCCATTTTTGAATTCCGTACAAGCTAATAGTGGTTTAAGTGCATTCAAAGTAGTGATGGATGATACTAATAACACACCTGATATTGTAGATAGAAATCAATTGGTTGGACAGATATTTATTCAACCTACAAGAACTGCAGAGTTCATTGTATTAGATTTTATCATACAACCTACAGGAGCAGCGTTCCCTGAATAAGTTTGACTTATAACAAACAGTAACGTATAATGAAAAGCCCCAATTTCGGTTGGGGTTTTTCTTTTTAAAAAAAACTTCAATAAAACTTCAAAAAACAATATAATAGAGTATCACTTTTTTTTGATAAAGTGATATTTATATATGTAATAGTATTTGAACGGCATAACAGGAGAATGAAAATGGCCGAGATTCTGAATCAAGACGAAATCTTTTTTACCCCGTTTGAACCTAAAACTAAAAATAGGTTCATTATGTATATAGAAGATATACCTTCATATTTTGTAAAGACGGCTAATCGTCCACAAATAACTTTTGAAGAAGTTGAATTAAATCATATTAATGTAAAACGCTGGATAAAAGGAAAAGGTGTATGGGAGCCATTGGAACTCACACTTTATGATCCAATTGTACCAAGTGGTGCACAGGCCGTTATGGAATGGGTAAGATTACACCATGAATCTGTAACAGGTAGAGATGGATATTCTGATTTCTATAAGAAAGAAATTAGATTTAATCTATTGGGTCCTGTCGGTGATAAAGTAGAGGAATGGGTATTGCACGGTGCATTTATTCAGACCGCCAATTTTAATGATTTAGATTTTGCAAATGGAACTGATGTTGCTGATATTAATCTAACACTTCGTTACGATTACGCAGTATTGTCGTTCTAAAACTATAGGAGAAATATTATGAGTGAATGGATAGCAGCAAATTGGGAATATGTTTTAGTGGTTATTTACGCTTTAGAAAAAATCGTAAAAATGACCCCGACTAAATATGATGATATCGTATTTGATATGATTCTTAAACCAATCAAGGACAAATTCTCACCAAGTAAATAAACTGTTCCAAAGGTTATAATATTAAATGGTTATGAACTCCAAATAAAACTCAAAGGAGATAAAAATGGCAGAAAATCAATATGATTTTCCTACAGAGGTATTAGATTTGCCTTCTAAAGGATTACTATATCCAAAAGATAGTCCACTCTCAAGTGGTCAAATAGAAATAAAATACATGACAGCAAAAGAGGAAGATATTTTGACTTCCCAAAATCTAATCAAACAAGGTATTGTTTTGGATAAGTTGTTTGAGGCAATTATTCCAGATAAAACGATTAAACTTGATGATTTACTAATTGGTGATAAAAATGCTATAATGTTAGGTGCTAGAATACTGGGATATGGTAAGGATTATACCGTACAGATTGACGATCCTGATTCAGGACTTGAAAAAGAACATACGGTTGATTTAACAACATTAGGGTTTCGTGAAATAGATTATTCAACTTTCGAAACTGGAGAAAATAAATTTTCATTTGAATTACCAAATTCTAAACGAGTAATTGAATTTAAACTAATTACACATAAAGATGAAAAAGAAATAGAGAAAACTGTTAAATCTTTAGAAACAATATCTAATGTTACTGGAGTAGATCCAACATTAACTACTCGGTTTAAACATCAAATTATTTCAGTAGATGGGGATACTTCACAAAAAACAATAAATAATTTTGTTGATAATGAATTTCTTGCTTTAGATACTAAATCATTCAGAACTTATG